CCTGCGACTATAACGGCATCAGCCCTTCCCGCACCAAACTTACCAAGAAATACTACTCCAGTACCCACAACAGCACCGTCGACTAATCCATCAAGTTCAATAATTTCTAATATATTAACTGCGGCAACAGTGATAGGAGGCGGAGCAATAGTGCTTAATGCACTAAACAATAGAGTACAAAATTCAACACCAACATCTGTTACAAATATTGATGAGTTTACCGGAATAGATGAGAGAATAGAAGATCAAATAGAAATTAATGATGGAACATTGGGATTTGATGAACTAGGAGAACGAATAGAAGATCAAATAGAAATTGATGATGGAACATTAGCATTTTCTGAATTAGATGAACGAATAGAAGATCAAATAGAAATTGATGATGGAACATTGGTATTTGATGAACTAGGAGAACGAATAGAAGATCAAATAGAAATTGATGATGGAACATTGGGATTAGACGCCGCGCAAGATGAAACTATAAAAGAACAAAAAATACCTGATGAGTTTGATGGGATAGATGAACAAATTGCCAATAACGAAAATGCATTAAATGAACCATTACAAGAACCACCTGCTACTGAAGTAGATGAATTTACTGGAATAGACGAACAAGTAGAAAGACAACGACAGTTAGAAGATGGATCATTAGAATTTGCAGGCATAGATGAACAAATTGCCGATAACGAAAATGCATTACAAGAACCTCCTCAATTATCAGATGAAGAAGTTGATGCATATCTGCAAACAGCCGGACAGCAAGATGAAACAATAACTTCACCTGACTCAATTACAGAAAATGTTTTTGATCCTTCAGGTAATAACGGTGCTTCAGTAGAAGAAAATGTTTTTGACCCTACAGGTAATAATGGTGCACCTGCATCTCGAGGACTATCAACTACGTTAAGAGATACACAAGGTCAGGCAACAAGCCAAGATGTAGCAAACTTTCAAGCAAAACCAGATTGGCGTGTACGATTAAGTTTGGCACCCGGGGCAACATATCTGTATAAAGATAAAGCCGCCGCCGGTATTTTAGCACCCTTAGCCGCAACAGATGGGGTTATATTCCCATATACTCCTGCTATATCTGTTCAATATGCCGCAAGCTACGATCCAACAGAATTAACACATAGTAACTATAAGTTTTTTACTTATAGAGGAAGCTCAGTGGATAGTATAAGCATTACGTGTGATTTTACAGCACAGGATACGTTTGAAGCAAATTACTTATTAGCAGTAATTCATTTCTTTAGAAGTGTAACTAAGATGTTTTATGGACAGGATCAAAATCCAAAGATTGGAACACCTCCCCCATTATGTTATTTGAGTGGCTTAGGCGCATTTCAATTTGACGCACACCCATTAGCAATCACATCATTTAATTATACGCTACCAACAGATGTGGACTATATACGAGCAGGGGCTACACCTACACAAGCAGGTATTACAAGGCCGGGACCAAAAGATAATAGTTTTAGTAGTTCAACGGTTAGAATGGGCGACTTGCAACCAGGCGGCGGCACGGCCCCTGCACAATTTAATACTCCACCCGGTTCAAGAGATGTAACATATGTACCAACAAAAATGTCAATATCAATATCAGCAGTACCAATCGTAACACGCAATGATATTAGTAATAAGTTTAGTTTGAAAGAATATGGTACAGGTAAATTGTTAAGAGGAACACAACGTCAAGGCGGAGGAATTTGGTAATGGCAAGTAATAATGTATACCCAGCAACAAGCCCATACAACACTACGGGTATTGTAAATAATAAATTTTTAGATGTAATGGTCAATAGAACTATCCCTATGCAACCGTCTGATATCTATTGGGAAATAACAACTGTATATGAATATAGACCTGATTTGTTAGCATATGACTTATATAGTGATAGTAGACTATGGTGGGTGTTTGCACAAAGAAACCCCAATAGATTAAAAGACCCCTATTTTGATTTTGTTGCTGGTGTAGGTATATACATACCTAAATTAGAATTATTAAAACAAACACTGGGAATATAAATGGCAACTACTGTTGATGAATTAGGTAATGTTATTGAAGTAACCACCGATGCGGAACAAACAGACCAGCAAAATCGTTCATACATATCGTCTGGGGGTATTGATGATGATTCCGGATCAATTCAGCGATTTGATGACGGCTCAAGCATACAAGCATTTGATGACGGTTCGCAGTTAATTACAGACTCAGAAGGTGGAATATCTAGTACACCTGCAGTTGATTATGTTAATGCCGGCACTGCCCAAGCCGGAAAATCCGGAACATCCGCCGCAAAAACATCTAAAGCTAAACCCGGTAAACGAACACAAAACCCTTTAGGCAATTTTAGTAGTTACACGTATCAATTATCATTGTATATGATAACACCTGATGCATATGATGCCTTTATACAATCAGGTAGAAAAAATATTAATGCATTTCAGGATGTTAATAATTCTGGTAACGGTGTATTCTTAATTGCACAAAGCGGGGGTATTAACAATACAACATCAAAACGTGCACCTGGCTTTGACCAAGATTTCTTTATTGATAATTTAAAAATAGTTCAAGCTATTAATGGCAAAGAAACTGGAGCATCAACTAATACAACTGAGATGAGTTTTACTGTTACTGAACCATATGGTTTCTCGTTCATATCTAAATTAAAACGTGCATCAGAAGCATTGGCTAAAGTTAGTAGATCCAAAAACTATAAAGATTTACAAAATCCATCAAAACAATTTTTTATGTTGGGGATTCGTTTTCAGGGATATGATTTAAATGGAAACGTAATCAATTCAAAAGATATTCCCGGTACAGATGGAGACCCTCAAGGAAATGCATATGGTATATACGAACGATTCTATGATATACTCATTACTGGAATTAAATTCAAAATTGAAGGTAAAGCAGTAACATATAATATAACCGCAACTTCTGTTGCTAGCGGAAGTGCGTTTGGTGTCAAGCGTGGAATTATTGACCAAGGTGCAAAAATTATTGCAGACACAGTTAACAATGCGTTAATAGGTGATGATGTAATGTATACCGGATTGTTGGGTAAATTGAACAACGACCAAAAGAAATTATTAGATGCAAAAAGTATAGAAATAGCAAATGAATGGGATGTCGTATTCATTGGGGATGCAGACCCTACAATTAAATTTGCAAGTATAGTTAATAAAGCTGATATTGATAAGCGTAAATGGGCCATGTCTAAAGTTTCTGATACAGCAAACGTTAATGTATCAACTGAAGTAGAAAGCTCTCCAAATAATACAATCAGAGAAATTACAGTACCCGGTGGAACACCTATATTACAAGCAGTAAATCAAATTATCTTACAAAGTGATTTTTTAACAAAAGCACTGACAAAAGTTTATACCACTGCAGAGGAACCTAATCCCAAAGGTGGTGATGATGAAATCATCGACGATTCAAAGAATCAAATCAAGTGGTATACAATGACTGCTGAAGTTAAAAATTTGGGGTGGGATAAGTTGCAAAATGATTTTGCATATAAAACAACTTATATTATTCAAACATACGACACACCAGTTGTAGTAAGTTCATATGCTAAGAAAACACCGGCATATTATGGCCCGCATAAACGATATGAATATTGGTTCACTGGAAAGAATTCTGAAATATTGAGATATGAACAAACTTTGGATAACACATTTTTTAATGTTGCAGTAGCCGCCACTGATAACCCAAATGCCTCTGGAGGTAATACAGATATAGCTGTTAAAGTTGGCAAGCCACAAGGTCAACCAGATCAAGGCGCATTGAATTTGGGATTAGAAGCACAGAATTCATATATGACAAGTCTATATGACCCTGGCTCATTTGCTACTGCAAAGATTCAAATTTTAGGAGATCCAGATTTCCTAATGCAACCCTCACCTAGTAGTATTAATAATCTTTATAATAAATTTTACGGCACTGATGGCTATACTGTTAATCCAAACGGTGGTCAAGTGTTTATTGAAATTAATTTTAAAGAACCAATTGATTATAAAAATAGTGATGGTTTATTAAGTATTAATGAATCTATACTATTTTGGAAATATCCGGCTGCGGTAACAAAAGAAATTAACAGTCGAGGTGGCGGAGTAAGTTATATGGTTATTAGTTGCACAAGTTCATTTAAGTCAGGCAAATTTGAACAAGAATTAATGTGCAACATTAATACATTCCCTGATATAGCTGATTCTAAATCAGATGAAGCCGACGCCGGGCGACAGTCTAACATACAAGAAAACGTATTTGATCCTACAGGCAATAATGGTAATCGTTCAGGAGCTGGTACTAGTGCAACTACAGAGAATGGATCAAGTACTACAGGTAACACAAGAGAATATGAACCGGATCCATCTGAAGATTTGGGCAATTATTCTGGCAATCTTCCAACTAACCAACAAACAATACCTGACAAGAACGGACCAGTACAAGATGATGATGCGGCAAAAGATACTGAAAAACAGTTTACGGATGAAGGTGGAAGAGAAGAAGGTTAATTATGGCACAAGATTATTTCAAACCAAAAGGCAAAGCAAAAGCTAGCGAACCAGATGCTGGCGGTGGTGTCATACGTTCAGAACCAGCATTGGGCGTTGTTAAAAACAATATAGACCCTACACGTGGCGGTAGAATTCAAGTATATATTGCTGATTTTGGAGCCCCTGATCCTGATGACAGTTCTAGTTGGGTTACTGTAGCATATATGAGTCCGTTCTTTGGGGCTACCCCGGGTAGTGGAGGACAAGATACACTTGGTTCTTATTTACAAAATCCAAGTAGTTATGGTATGTGGTTTAGTCCACCTGACATAGGTAGTACTGTAGTTTGTATATTTGTTAACGGAGATATGAATTATGGTTATTACATTGGCGGTGTACCATCACCGGAGTTATTGCAAATGGTTCCTGCAATAGGATCAAGTGAAAATGTAACATTGAATAAAGGTGAATCAGATAGTTACGGTGGTGCAACTAAATTGCCAGTAACTAATTTAAATACAAATAATTCATCAGTAACAGATGGTTCAAACTTTTTAACAGAAGCTAAACCAGTACATAGTTATGTTGCTTCTATATTGTCACAGCAAGGATTAATTAGAGATCCAATTAGAGGTCCTATTACTTCTAGTGCATTACGTGAAAGTCCAAGTCGGGTTGGTTGGGGAGTAAGCACTCCCGGTAGACCTATATTTCAAGGTGGCTATTCAGATGATAATGTTGCTGATGCCGCTAACAATAGTGGTCAACAAAGTGCATTAGGTGTTGTGTCACGTAGAGGTGGACATAGTATTGTAATGGACGACGGAGATTTAATTGGAAATGACCAATTAATTAGAATTCGCACAGCATTGGGTCATCAGATATTGATGAGTGATGACGGACAAACATTGTTTATCATTCATAGCAATGGTCAAAGTTATATTGAGTTAGGTAAAGAAGGTACAATTGATATGTACGCTACTAACTCAGTTAATATCAGAACACAGGGTGATTTAAATTTACACGCAGATAACAATATCAATATTAACGCAAAAAAAGATTTAAACATTGCGGCTGATAATATTAATATCAATACAGAAACAGATATAAATTTTAGAGCAGGAGGAAACTTTAAAGGTTATACTTTAGGGACATATACAATTAAAGTAGATGGTACAATGAGCATGGGTGCAGGTGGTTCCGGCTCTTACGCATCATCAGGTGATATGTTTATCAATGGTAGTAAAGTTAATTTGAATTCAGGTGAAACATCAACTGCACCTGAAGTTGTTGCACCGTTGCCCACTGTAGCACATACTGATACTCTTTTTGATGCAGTTAAAGGTTGGGCGGCAGCGCCGGCTAAGTTATTATCTATTGTAAGTCGTGCTCCTGCACATGCACCTTGGGCTAATGCAAATCAAGGTGTTGATGTAAAAGTAAGTAACAATGCTAGTGAAGAATTACCAAGCGCACCAACTGAAGCGGTAGAGTCAGCAAACAACTCAGCCGCATCAACACCGGATAACGTAACAAATCCAGCAGTATCATCTACTGTTCCAGCTACATCTAATACAAGTGAATCATTGACAAATTCAGTCACTTCATCTATGGTTAGCAGTGTTGCAACAAACGCGGCCAGTGTCGCTCCCAATGTTGTATCAACTGGCGCCGGAGTATTTGAAAATGCTAAAGGTACATTATCAGCCGGAGTAGGATCACTTGCTCAAACACCAAAACAGTTAGAAGCGGCTGGTATATTGAAACCGGGCGCAAGCGCATTGGTTGATAGTTTAGTTCAAGGCGGTTCAAATATACAATCTGCTATGACAAATAACTTGTTTACAGGCAAAGCAGGAGCAGAAAACTTAACAGCAATCGCACAAAACACAACTTCACAAGTTAAAGCTCAAGTAGAAAATTTCCAACAGGCACAAACTGGGTTACAGTTAGCTGGTATTATTACCGGTAAAGAAGCGCCAACTCAAATTGCTGGTCTTGTTGTAGCAGGTGCAACGGCAGGTCTTCCGGCAACAATAGACTTTGTTAAAAACTCAGCAGGTAATGTTGCCAATGCCATTGGAAGTATATCTTCAGGCGCAACCAGTGATGTTTCAAAATTAGTAGCGTCCGGTAATTTTGCGGCTAGTATGGCAACAAATGTTACTGGTGGTCTTTCATCTATTACTACATCATTGAGTGGTATGGGTACACCTGCAATACAAGGTTTGTCTGGACTAGTAGATAGTGCTAAAGGGTTAGCGGGTTCAGCATTTGCCGCAATAACTAGTTCATTTAAAGCATTTACTCCCGGAATACCGCAAAATCTGAAAGCGATTGCAGAGAAAAATGCCGCTAACCAAGCCGCTAATGAAGCGCAAGCTAATTCTGGACCGCTAGCCCAATTAGCAGGTGCGGCAGGTGCAAGCATTCCATCATTAACAAATCCACTCAGTGGTCTTGCAAGTTCAGCAACCGGAGCACTGAGTTCAATTACAGGGGCGGCCGGGGCATTAGGTTCAATTACAGGGACAGCCGGAGCACTGAGTTCAATTACAGGGGCGGCCGGGGCATTAGGTTCAATTACAGGGACAGCCGGAGCACTGAGTTCAATTACAGGGGCGGCCGGGGCAATAGGTTCAATTACAGGGACAGCCGGAGCACTGAGTTCAATTACAGGGGCGGCCGGGGCATTAGGTTCAATTACAGGGACTGCCGGAGCAATAAGTGCGGTGACCGGCGTTGCCGGATCGTTGATAAGTAAAACCTCAGTGTCATCATTAGCTAGTGGAGTTAATTCATTGCCTGGAGGCGCCGGGGCAATTGGTGCTATTATAGGAGCAACTGGTTCATCTTTACCAAATTTACCAAGCATAACGCAAGCATCTAATTTAATTAAAAATACATCAGCCGCGGTTACAAATGGTATAACTACTGCCGCATCTGCCCTAAGCGGAAATGTATCATTGAGCGCCGGACCACTTAGTGGTCTTGCAAACAATATTGAGAGTTTAAATATAAACTCATTGACTAAAGGTTTATCAGAAGGAACACAAAGTCTAACAGCATTAGCATCGGCTGGTTTGCCAGCCAGCGCAGCCGCATCATTGCAAGCAAGTCTAAGTTCATTAAGTTCATCTAGTCCTTTCCCTATCAAGCTACCAACTATTGGAGCGAATACGATAGATAGGGGAGAATTAACAGCACAATTAGGATCAGTATTGGGTGATAAGAGAATACCTATTCCAAATTTTGGGGGTTCTGGACCATCAAGTTTAGCTAAGGCCGCGGGTGATAGATTAAATGAATTGCTCAAACAGCAACAAGCATTGGTTGTTGAACAAGAGGAACAAAGTAAAAAAATTGCTAAAGCACGTGCCGCTTATATAGAAGCAAGGGATAATTTACCTCAAGGTGATCCTGCACTAGATTCTGCTAAAGAAGCATATATAGCAGAAGTTACAGCATTAGGCGCCATTACAGACAAGATTAGAGACATAGCAAACCGAGCATAAATATTATCATGCCTAATTATATTGGATTCAGCACAATCAACGCTAATAAACCTAGATCCACCGATCTAAATGCAGGGGTCGACGGTGGCACCGGTTCTATTTTACAACCTGTCAGAGTGGGTAAAAAGTTTAGATTAGTAGATACCCCATTAGTCGTGCGTGACTTTATCAATGCACTAAATATTCAACAGGGTCAAAAAGTAGGCAAACCTGAATATGGAACTACTCTTTGGAGCTTTGTGTTCGAACCTAACACTCCCGATACTCAATTTCAATTAGAAAATGAGATACGCAGAATTGCTAATTTAGATCCTAGATTAGTACTAAACTCAGTTAAGGCCTATCCGCAAGAGAACGGAATATTGATTGAACTTGAGATGGCTATAGCTCCATTCAATCAAGCATTTTTGTTAAATGTCTTTTTTGACAATGCAACAAATAATGCAGTTTTACAATAAATTCTAAAAAACCGTTGTTTTCAGTTAAGATAAATACTTAAAAGAGAACAACTATGGCCACAAGTTCAAGACAATCAGCAATATTCGGGGTAAACGATTGGAAAGCAATTTACCAAACGTTTAGCCAAGCCGACTTTAAAAGTTACGACTATGAAACATTACGCAAAACTTTCATCGATTATTTGCGTGTATATTACCCTGAAACATATAATGATTATATTGAATCATCAGAATTCATTGCATTGTTAGACGTTATGGCGTTTATGGGTCAAGGTCTTGCCTTCCGCAATGACTTGAACACCCGTGAAAACTTTATTGATACAGCAGAGCGTAGAGATAGTGTTATTAAGTTAGCCAATTTAGTTAGTTATACTCCAAAACGAAACTTAGCCGGACAAGGCTATCTAAAAGTAACAAGCATACAAACTACTCAAAATATTGTAGATTTAAATGGTTTTAACTTAAGCAATATTCCTATTCTTTGGAATGATCCTGCTAACTCTAATTGGTTAGAACAGTTCAACACTATAGTAAATGCTACATTAATTAATACACAAAAGGTAGGTCGCCCGGGCAATACCGCACAAATTATTGGTGTAAAGACGGATGAGTATACAATGCAAATTCCAGCTGGAACATTGCCAGTTGTACCATTATCAAGCCAAGTTGATGGTATCAACATGAATTTTGAGTTGTGCAGTGTTACCACTGTAGATGAGGATTATGTTTATGAGATTCCTCCTGCCCCAACAAACAGATTTAATATGCTATATCGTAACGATAAGTTAGGATATGGTAGTCCAAACACAGGTTTCTTCTTCTACTTTAAACAAGGTACATTACAGAACTTTGACTTTACTTTACAACAAAAAATTAGCAATCAAGTAGTTGACATTGATATTCAAGGTGTTAATAACACCGACACGTGGTTGTACCAATTAAGTACAAACAATGGCTCATTGGGATTATGGAAACAAGTAGATAACATTTATGCTGATGCGTATTTACAAACTGAATCTAGCTTTAAAGATATTTTTTCTGTTAACTCACGATTCAACGACCAAGTAAGTTATGTATTTGGTGACGGCGTATTTAGTACCATACCTGTCGGTAACTATAGGGCATATGTTCGTTCTGGTAATGCATTAACTTATACAATTGACCCAAATGAAATGCAAGGCATTTCTGTTACATTTAATTATGTAAGCAGAGTTGGTCGCCAAGAATCATTAACAGTTGGACTAGCACTACAAACGCCAGTATCAAACGCACAGACACGTGAAAGTCTTGCTAATATTAAGCAACGTGCTCCAACTCGTTACTATACACAAAATCGTATGGTTAACGGTGAAGACTATACCAACTTCCCTTATACATTATATAGTTCTATTATCAAATCAAAAGCTATCAATCGTAGTAGTGTTGGGGTGTCAAAGAATTTAGATTTACTTGACCCAACAGGAAAATATAGTAGTACTAACAGTTTTGCCAATGACGGCGGTGTGTGGTTAAATAATGCTGAAGGTAGTTCATCATTAGTTATAAACAATTCTGGTGATATTATTACATTCTTAACAGATAATTTAGCTACTATCTTATCTGATAACCGTTCTACTCAATATTATATACAAAATTATACTAGATACAATATCAACAGTGCTTCTGGCGATGGAACAATATATTGGCAATCAAGCACAGTAGATGCTAATAGTCAAACTGGTTATTTTTATAATATTCAAAATGGTGATGTAAGTCCTATTCCAGTTGCTACATATTCAACTAACAATGTAAAGTATATTACAAAAGGCGCATTGATAAAATTTACAGCTCCTGCAGGTTTTTACTTTAATGCTAATAATCGTTTAGTCAGCGGAATTGTAACACCAACTGATAAAACATATATTTGGACAACTGTATTAAACGTAATAGGAGATGGCTATAACAATGGACAAGGTAGTTTTGCGAATGGCACCGGCCCAATAACACTAAATGGTTATGTACCAACAGAAGCAATATTATCGGTTGTATTACCTGCGTTTGATAATATCTTACCAAATTCTATAATACAAGAATGTAGAGTTCGTATGGAGTTGCAACAAAACTTTAGTTTAGTTTTTAATAACTCATTGACAATAGCACAAAATCGTTGGAGCGTTCAAAACTTTGATGCTACCGGATATTTTGTTAATTTTCAAAGTACTGGGTATAACAGATATACAGTAACATATCGTTCACTTGCTTATTATTTTGGTAGTGTCGCAGATACTAGGTTTACATATGAAGCAGGTAAACTTGTGTATGATCCATTCAGTGGACAAATTTTACAAGATTTTGTAAACGTGCTGGCAACCAACACCCAGCCTGGTAGTAATTATCCATTAATAAATAACGTATCTGCTAGTGTTGTTGGACAAACAGTACAAAGTGATGGGTATATTGATGACTTTGAAGTAGAAATAGCTAGTATTAATGTTAATGATAGAACACTAATTGAAAATCCAGATTTCTTTAATCAAATTACTGGTTATGTAACCGGCAATACCAACATTGGAATATACACTTTCTTTGAAGAATTGCAAGATGCTATTAATTTAACACGATTACAATTAATACCATCAACTGATGTATCATATCAATATCCAACTAAAACTCAAGTTGAAGTTGTAAAATACGATTATCCTTTAGGTCAATTATTCTATGCGTATACAGATAATGTTTTTTACATATCGGTACAAGACCAGACAGTTACAACTCCATATTATATCTTAGTAGAACAACCACAATATAGCATGAGACCTGGCCGACAAGGTTTACAATTCCAATATCGTCATAATAGTAATAATACTACACGCATTGATCCAGCTACAACAAACATTATTGATTTGTATGTAGTAACTCAGGCTTACTATACCGCATATCAAAATTATATACAAGATAGTACAAATACTATTATTGAACCGTCACGCCCAACAACTACTGAATTGTCAGCTTACTATCCACAAATTAATGATTTCAAAATGTTATCTGATAGTGCTATATTAAATAGTGTACTTTTTAAACCTTTGTTTGGTCCTAAGGCTGCTTCTGCATTGAGAGGAACAATTAAAGTTATTAAGAATTCTAATACTAACGCAAGCGACAGTGAGATTCGTAGTGCGGTATTAACACAGATGAATAATTATTTTAATATTAACAATTGGAACTTTGGCGATACATTCTATTTCAGTGAATTGAGTGCATATATTCACGCTGAGATTGGTGAATTGGTAAGTTCTTGTGTATTAGTACCTAACGATCCTACAATGAGTTTTGGAGATTTATATGAAATTAAATGTTTGCCTTATGAGATATTCGTAAATGCCGCAACTGCGAATGACGTACTGGTCATTGCCGCACTCACACCCGCCGAATTACAAATAGCATAAGTATAATATAACCATAGAGAATTTTATAATGGCAACAAGAATTAGAACGCTGAATTTTTTACCTGAGATATTTCAAACAACAACTAATAGTCAATTTTTACAGGCTACATTAGATCAGTTGGTTGCCCAACCTAGTACGAAAAAGATTGAGGGATATATAGGTAGTACATTTGGTTACGGTGTCAACGCTAACGACAAATATGTAATTGAACCTACTAAAGTTAGAACTGATTATCAGTTGGATCCCGGTGTTGTTTTCTTAAAAGAAAATGATACTACGGCTAATGATTTTATTAGCTATCCCGGTATACTTGATGCATTAAAACTCGAAGGTGCTATAACTGATGACAACAGCAGACTATTTACTAGCCAATTTTATTCTTGGGATTCATTTACCGACTTAGATAAAATAATTAACTTTAATCAGTACTACTGGTTACCAGAAGGCCCTAATCGTGTAGTTATTTCTTCTGACATTGTTTACAATGCCGTAAACTTTACAGTAACAGATGAAGCAAATGATTATTTAATTTACTCAGATATTAACCCTGTTGCAACACCAAACCCAACATTAACATTATTACGTGGTGGTACATATACTTTTAACGTAGACCAAGATACTCAATTTTGGATTCAAGGAATGCCCGGGGTTACTGGATATAGCCCGACAGAACCAAACGTACAAACACGTGACGTTTATGGTGTGACTAATAATGGCACAACACAGGGTGTTGTAACATTTACAGTTCCTGAAAAGAATGCACAAAGTGAATATAATTTTCCTTTAGGTCCCAGATGCGGAGTAGTATCTACTTTACCTTTTAGTGAAATTAACGTTGCTATTGTTTCTGCTATTGGTGGCATTGATGGTGTTACTGCATTAGATGGTCTAACTGTAATGTTTTATAATACCGGAGTAGCAGATGAATATGGTTTTATTCAAAAATTCTATGACCAAACATTATATGATGAAGAAACAATAAATTCCGGTACACAAACAGTTAGTACAGATAGCGGCCCAGTTACATTTCCAGTAGGAGGCTCACCTTATGTTTACCCTGGCACAGAACTAGATCAGGCAAATTTTGAAGGTGGTTACTATACTGAAGTAAATTCATATTTCTTCAATATAACTATATTGCCCGGAGATATTATACAACTTACTCCAGCCGGCATAATACCTACAAACCAGCAAATTATTCCTATATTTGGTAATGAGTATGCCAACAGGGGTTTTTATAGAAACTCACTTGGGTCAATAGAATTAATTCCATATAACAGTGCTATTTTAGATCAACTATATTATCAGGACGGAACATCGGCTACTAAAGTTGGTGTAATTAGATTAGTTGACAGCAACGTTACAAATGAAATTAATGTACCAACTGAAATATTAGGTAAAAAAACATATACAGCTCCCAATGGAGTAGTGTTTACTAATGGTTTAAAAATACTATTTCAAGGAAATGTATTTCCTAACTCTTATGATAATGTAGAATATTATGTTGAGGGTGTTGGCACTGCAATTGAATTAATTCCAGTCGCAACCTTAATAAGCCCGGGATTATTCTCAGCCGGAACATATATCCCGTTTGATACTACACCATATGACGTTGGTAATTATGATTCTGGATTATATATTCCAGTACAACAAGATTATATTACTATTGCGAGAAATGCAATTAATCGTAACGCATGGTCACGCAGTAATCGTTGGTTCCATATTGATGTTATTAATGCAACTGCAACATATAACAATGACCCTGCATTGGCAACGGAATGGGCTACTACTAATAATAAAGCCAAACGTCCTATTATAGAATTCTATCCTAACCTGCGATTGTTTAATTCAGGTGTACTAGGTAAAGATCCTATTGATTATATTGACACAAGAACAACAGATGCATTCACATTGGTTGCCGGTCAAGAAAGTTATTACCCGGATGTGGCAGGATATACTACATACAATGCAACAATTGATCCTATAACCGGACCTATAACTAATCGAGTTATAACAAAAACAGCGGCATTGACCAATCAAATAACATTAGATAGTACTGCTGGTTTATATATTAACGATACTATTACGGTTGATACTGATTTTGGTGGATTGTTAGCTCCTGATTTGGTTGCATTTCCACCAGAACCTAACATATATTATATCATTGAAATTGCAGGAAATAATATAGTTGTATCAACAGAAAGACAAGGATCAGCAGTTACATTGACTACGGCTATTGGATCAGTCTCTACTGTTATTAAATCTTTTAGTACAATTGTTACTGTTCCTACAGATGATGTAAGTGGTTTGTTTGAAGTAGGACAATATATTATTGATTCTACTGGTTTATTACCTGCAGTAGCATATATAACAAATATTGTTACTAATACTACTGATACTATCATAACCGTTGGTTGGGATAACTATCAAACAATTGCTGGCACATCTGTTGCATCAGTTGTTACAGCCGATACTCCATTGAGCAATTATGCATTATTTGATGGTGCACGAATTGTGTTTGCTGTAGACACTAATTTATCCGTTAGAAATAAAATATATATTTCACGTTTTTCATCTATTACTGGAACATCAACACCTATCATTACCTTAACAGAAGCACCAAACGGTGATGTTCTACCTGACGAACAAACTGCGGTGTATCGAGGTTATAATAGTCAAGGTAAAGATTTTTACTTTGATGGTGTTGAATGGTATGCTGGTCAACAAAAGACTACTGTTAATCAACCACCTTATTTTGATATATTTGATAATAACGGTGTAAGTTTTGGAGATCCAACTGTATATATTGGAACGTCATTTGTTGGTAGCACGTTATTTGCATATGGTTTAGGTACAGGCCCCGATGATGCAATATTAGGATTTCCAATACGCTATAGTTCTGTTGATAATGTAGGTGATACTAGTTTTGATGTCACATTGAACTCACAGACATTTAATTATGTTAGTGGCACTGCACCAATTACACAAAATGTAAATACAGGTTATGTATATAATTATACAGATAGACTTAGTTATGTACGACAATTAGGTTGGCAAACAGCCGTATCACCTAGTGTACAATATCAAATCTTTGAATTTGATTGGTCTCCTGCTGTTCAATCATTCACATTTACATGTGATGTTGCACCTGTAAGTAGTAACTCTACTAATTGGCCAGTGGTTCAAGTTTATATTAATAATGTATACCAAGATCCAGCAACGATGTATACGTATACGACAACTGATACATCTACAACAGTAACAATGACTATTAATTCTTTGGTAGATACGGTCATTCAAGTACTGATATTAAGCGATCAAATAAGCAATACTGCATACTATGGTATACCAATTAACTTAAGTAATAATCCATTCAATGAAGATGTTACTACTGTTAACGTTGGTGACATTCGTGGCCAATATCAAAGTATTTTCTACAACAATCCAAATACAGCCGGTGAAATCTTTGGACCTAATAATTATCGTGATTTAGGTAATATGGTTCCATGGGGCAATAGAATTATTCAAAATAGTGGTTCGTTAGCATTACCAGGAACTTTCTTACGTAAACAAAGCCACAATTTATTCAATTCATTATTATATAATAGCAGACAATATATTACTTTCAAAACATTGTTAGTAGATACTATTAATAATACAAATTATACTAGTAGATTAACTCCAGCCGAAATGCTTGACGATGCAATGGATCAAATAACAGCAAGTAAGACTGATAGTCAGCCTTTCTTCTGGAGTGATATGTTGCCTTCCAAGTCAGCATATATCAGTAACACTTATAGTTTTGCTAACTCACTTGATGTTAGTATCTATCCATTAAGCAGAATTTATAATTTTGCTACTGCAAATTATTATGGTGTACTAGTATATCTAGTACGTAATGGAGTTACAACTCAATTGATTACGGGTATTGACTATACAGTAAGTACTACAGCACCTTCATTGACTGTTACTACAGACTTGTTGCCTAATGACCAGATTATAATCAATGAGTACAATCAAACATACGGAAACTATGTTCCAAACACACCTACGAAATTAGGTTTGTTCCCAGCAACAGTACCCGCAGTAACATTAGATACAGCATACACAGAACCTACATATTTTATTGTAGGACATGATGGTTCATACACTAAGTTATATGGAGAATATTTTCCTGAAACCAATACACTAGAAGATTTCAGAGACCAAGTGTTATTGGAATACGAAACACGTGTATACAATAATTTAAAATTAAGCAATGTTATTCCAATTGAATTATCTGAAATTCTACCTGGATTTTTTAGAACAACCGATTATTCATATGACGAATTTTTACAAATCTATTCTGAATCTTTCTTAAATTGGGCCGGCGAAAATAGAATTAATTATAAGAAACAATTGTTTAATAAAAACAATCAATTTACTTTTAATTACGACAGCAACAGTAGCAAAATAGATGGCTCTGCAATTGAGCAAGGTTATTTCAGAGGATTGTATTTGTATTATTATGATACTTCTACACCAGATAAAACACCATGGCAAATGATAGGTTATGAAAATGAACCCACATGGTGGACAAGTCGCTACGGCGCGGCACCCTATACTAGTGACAACTTAGTATTGTGGGGTGATATGTCTGAGGGTGTTGATTGGAATGACGGTAATCCAGTAATAATACCTAGATATATTCGTTCCGGTTTACTTGAAGTAATACCAGTAGATAGCAACGGTAATTTGTTAGCACCGTTTGAGGCTATTCTAGGAAATTATAATCAAAATACATTTAACCGCGACTGGCAAGTAGGTGATGTGGGTCCTGCTGAATTTAGCTATAGACGTAGCAGTACATGGGCATTTGATTTAATGCGAATACTAGCACTGACACGACCAGCTGAATTCTTTAATTTAGCTGTTGATGTTGACAATTACAAATATAATGCAGAATTTAATCAGTTCCTAGTCAATGATAGAAGTCATTTGGCAATTAGTGATATATTAATATACGGTGATGGAACTCCTGCAACTAGCTATATTAACTGGATAGTTGATTATGAAAAACAAGTTGGTATTGATGCAACAACTAACATCACTACCCTATTAGATAACCTAGATGTGCGTTTAGTTTATCGTATTGCTGGATATAGTGATAAAGATTTACTACAATTCTATGTTGAAAAGAGTTCAGCAAATAGTAATAATAGTTCATTGTTAATTCCTGATGAGAGTTATCAAGTTTTATTATATGATAACCAGCCCTTTGACAGAATAGTATATTCTGGGGTAGTTGTTCAGATATCTGAAAATGGATACAAGATTTTTGGTAATTCACAGACAGATGCTTATTTTACTACAGTAGTTCCTAAAAATAATGGAGTTACTGAGTCAATTACAGTAGAAAATTTAACAGTCAAATTAGCTACTAGTTTCTATGATAAAACTGTTTTAATTCCATATGGTACTGAATTCTATTCAGTTCAGGAAGTAGCACAATTCTTAAATTGCTACGGCAAATATTTAGAAACTCAAGGACTAGTGTTTGACCAGATAGAAAACGGTATACCGGTTACATGGCAACAAATGATTGCAGAGTATATGTATTGGTCACAAATGGGATGGGAATTAGGAAGCATCACTACTATAAATCCTGGAGCCACATTATTATCTATTAACCGTGATAGTTACATTGTACAACCATTAACATTGCGTCAACAAAACTTTGTATTAAATCAAAATTTATATCCAATACAATCTTCTGATTTGGCCATCGTGCGTGAAGGAACAGCGTTCACAGCCCAACCCTTGAATCAAGGTGATGCAATTAGTTATGGTCAATTCAATATCAGTAATTTTGAACATGGTATTGTTTTCAACAATGTTACATTGTTCAATGATATCATTTACAATTTAGTTACTGGTCTAAGACAAAATCGAATTTTTGTACGAGGTGCCAAAACAGCAGAGTGGAATGGTACAGTAGATGCATTCGGCTTTATTCTTAATCAAGACAACATTCAACAATGGAATAGTGAATTAAAATACACTAAAGGTGAAATTGTTCTTTATAAGAACAGATATTGGAGTGCTTTAACAATTGTTCAAGCTAAACAAGTTTTTGATGAGATGGATTGGAAAGAAGTCCCGTATGAGCAAATTCAAAAGGGATTATTACCTAATAGTCAAACACGTTCGTATGAAAGCACATTGTACTATAATTCAAATACTACTAATTTAGAAAATGATGCGGATTTATTAAGTTTTAGTTTAATTGGATATCGTCCAAGAGATTATTTGGCCACTGCAAATCTAACAGATATTACGCAAGTCAATGTTTACAAAAACATGATTAAACAAAAAGGTACATTAAATGCCGCTAGTGCATTCAAGGGTGCCACACTGGCGCAAGGTGGTATTGATTATGACATTTATGAAAACTGGGCTATCAAGTCAGGTGAATATGGCGGTGTACTAAACAATAACTTTATTGAAGTTAGGTTGCAAGAGTCAGTGCTTACTGGTAATCCTAGTATTGTTGGATTGACTAGTGGCGTATATACTGATGGCGTACAACAAGAAATACCATTATACTCTATCTTTAATTACGGAAGACCAATTAATTCTCCGGACGTATTACCTACAATTAGTTCATCAGAGCCATCTACGCTATTACCAACTGCAGGATATGTAAATTACAATGACGTTAAAATGTCAAGTTATTTCTATTCTGGATTAGCAAATGCACGTAATGCGGCTAATGTCAGAGTTCCTATTAATCAATTCTATGTGCGTGATTATGTTTGGTTGGCAAATTATCTAGCCGATTGGCAAGTTTATACTCCTGTAAGTTTGGGATCAATAACTAATGCAAAAAATAATTTAAATGGTACAGTCACTATTACGTTTAGTCAAGCACACAATTTAACTAAGTATCAACTTTTTGCAATATTAAACTTTAATACACAAATTAATAATTATTATATTGTGGCAGCAGTAGTGGATCCATTTAGAGTTATTATCAACTTATCATTGCCATCAACTATAACTACACTTACTGGTCAAGGCATTGGTTTCAAAATGCAAAGTCAGCGTGTTGCAACAGCACCGGAGATTGCAAATTTACCGTCATTATTAGATAATGAGTTTAATAAACTTAAAGTTTGGGTCGATACAAACAATGATGGTAGCTGGGCTGTATTCCGTAAGTCATTAAATTATCAATATGATAAAGAAATATTAAGAACAGATAGTCAAACATTTGGTAGTGCAGTAGCGTATACTCCGTTGATGGGATATCTGATTGGTGATGCAGACATAGGAAAAGTATATAGATATTCATTTGATATTAGTACTGATTCATATATCGTTGACGAAATTATTACACAGGGTGCATCATTTGGCTCAACAATCACATATGTAGATGATATATTTGTAATATCAGAACCTACAGGAACACCTAAGGTATATGTTTATCAATTATTAACAACAACGTTGGTAAATGAAATTGATTTATACCAAACTATTACTGCACCCGGTGGCGTAACAAATTGGGGGAGTGCAACAGCACTATCTGGTGATAAGAATTGGTTATACATTTCTGCAACTGACTTGAATAGAGTATATGTATACAGATTGTCAGCATTAACTAATGAATATGAATTGTCAACATACTTTACTGTAGCCGGTTTAACATCAGGAGATCAATTTGGATATTCAATTGCGACAGATTATTACGGTGATACAGTAGTAGTTGGCGCGCCATATCAAAATTATGATATTAATACTGAAAACTACGGCTACACTTATGCATTTGCCAGAACAGTTCAGAACTTTGAAGTACAGGCTACGAGCCAATCATATGTACCGCAGTCATTCCCGTTGACATGGACGCCCTCAACATTATCTACTACTGCTAATACTATATCAGGTAATGCTATTACTTTGGGAAGTGTGTCAGGATTGAGTGATGGAGTTAATGGAACACCAATAGTATTCACTGGTACACCATATGGTGGAATATCCGCTAATACTGTTTATTATGTAAAACAAATTTCCGGATCAACTATTACAATTTCATTAACACGAAATGGTACTGCGCTTACGTTAACTAACAGTACAGGAACAATGACAGCTACTGGTCAAACAACACCGTTGTTTGTCAATGTTAACGGAACACCGTTAGAAGATAACACTTACGCTGTTATCAGTTCAACGTTGTACATCTATAGTGGTCAGACACCAACATTAAATGCAGGTGATATTGTCAATGTAAGTGGCTCTAACTTTGTATTAGCACAAACATTAACTAATGAAGAACCTCCAAGAATAGGTGTACAATTTGGTACAAGCGTTGACACTAACAACTTTGCTAATGAAATATTAGTGGGTGCACCGTTTGAATTAAGTGATACTAACCAAGAAGGTGCAGTACATCGATATACAAATGGTGGTGAGAAATATGGTATCATTATTGGTACAGCAGATTGTAATATTACTACTCAACGAGTAATACTATTGAATGGATATTCAATTACATTACCTGTTGGCAATGCAACAGTTGTATCCAATGCTATTAATTCTGCTGGTATTACTAATATCACATCAACTGCAATTGATGGAAAACTTATTATTCAATTGATAGATATAGCAATTGGTGTACCAAGTAATAAATTATCATTGACTGTATTAAACAGCGCAACATTAGCTGAAATGGGTGTAAATCTTTATACTCAAACACAAAAAATATTATGTCCACATACTATTGGACCAACACAATTTGGTACTGTAGTTAAATTCAATGAGCAAGGTTCATTTGTAGCCAGCGCGCCTACAGGAATGCGTTACAGTTCAACTACATTTGATTTTAGTGATGATGAATTAGATAACGATACAGTATTTGATAATAATGCTACTCAATGGGTAGACACATTTACAAATGCTGGTGCAGTTTACATGTTTGATTACCTATCAACATATAATGAAAATTTAAATGTTCCGGGTAAGTTTGCATATGCTCAAAGTGTAAATGCACAAAACTTAGATTACGGTGCTCAACCAATGTATGGTCAAGCAATTGATTTTAACAATAATCATGTTATCATTGGTACACCTAATTTCAATCCAACATCAAACCCAGAAGACACAAATGGTCAGGTAATAAGCTATATAAGTTTAAGTAGTGAACCAGATTGGGCAGTATATAGAAGTTCAGCACCGGTTGTTGATATTAATAGCATAGGTCCAATACAATTGTTCAGTGCGTCAACAAATAATACATTAGAAAACTTAGATTATTTTGATCCATTGCAAGGTAAGTTATTGGGAGCAGTACAAGAAAACATTGATGTTATATCAAATAATGATCCTGCCGCTTATAACAATCCTGGAAATACACAACGTGGTATTGTTTGGGGAGCAAGTCAAGTTGGACAAATTTGGTTTAATACTACCAATACACGCTTTGTTAACTATCATCAAAATGATGTAACATACAATAGTCAATATTGGGGTAGAGTATTTACGGGAAGTGACGTAGCTGTTTGCTCTTGGATAGAAAGCGATGTTCCTCCTACGCAGTATATCGGACCCGGTACACCGTTTAACATAAACACTTATGCTATTCATGCTGTACTTAATACTGAAGGCACGGTAGTACCGGTTTATTACTATTGGGTAAGAAATACTAATATTGTTTTTACTCAAAGAGGAAAAACTTTAGCAGACTCAACTATTCAATCTTATATTGCACAACCACAAAATACCGGTATAGGTTATTTTGCACCATTGCAATCTAATATTTTTGCACTTTATAATTCTGCATCATATATAAATGCAAACGATACAGTACTGCATATTGGTTATGCGTCCGGTTCGAGTGACGATGTAGCACACAATCAATTTAGTTTAATTCGTGCCGGGTACGCCGATGATTTCTTAAATGGTATCCCTGGATCAGGCGCGGCATATCAAAATCACGGTGCAGTTGGAATCGATCAACCAATTGGATTATACAATAGGATGCTAGATAGTTTAGCTGGGGTTGATAACTCCGGTGCAGTGGTTCCTAATCCATTCTTACCAAAACCTGTACAATCAGGTGTTCTTGCTAGACCAAGACAAAGTTTCTTCTATAATAGATATAACGCATTAAAGAATTATTTACAATATGCTAACGCTATAATGGCACAATTCCCTATTGTAGAAATAAGAAATCCTCAATTCTTATACAGAGTAGGTGAAATTAATCCAACAACAGATCAACCATTCTTTGACACAACAAAGTATTGGAATTTAATTACCTGGTGGGCTCCTGGATATAACAATAACACACGTGCTTCATTGCAAGTACCAATCTATGCTGATTTATCAACCTTAAATGTTGATACAGGTACCATCGTCACTGTTGCTACTAATGGTGCCGGAAATGCTGAAACTTATGTTCTAAGTGCAGATGGCAATTGGACACGTATTGGTTTAGAAAACGGAACTATTGAGTTTAGTAATTATCTTTGGGATTATTCTGCGGCTAAATTGGGCTGGGGCGATAACTTTTTTGATACTACACCATACGATGAGTATCCAAGCGAAGAAACACGTTATATCGTTCGTGCATTAAATGAAGAAATATATACAAACGAATTATTAGTATATAGAAATAAGAGTTTGATATTATTATTTGAATACATTCAAAGTGAAACTATTGAAAGTCAAAATTTCTTACCATGGTTAAATAAAACTTCATTTATTGATGTATCACACACTATTCGTGAACTACGTCCAATAGAAGTATTCCAATCAGACTATCAAGATTTCTTGACTGGCTATCTAAATGAGGTTAAACCATATCATGTGGTTATTAAAGAATTCTTGTTTAAATATACCGGTATTGATGTTTTTGAAGGTGATATTACTGACTTTGATTTACCGGCACAGTGGAGCCCATCAACACAAACATTTATATCACCTGAATTGGTATATGCAAATCCAAATACCATTGATGAATTTTTACCAACAGATACAATTTGGCAATCACCTTCATATAGTCAATGGTATCAACATTATGGTTTAAGTATCGTTGGTCAACCGGCATATCCTATATCAATACTAGAATCATTTATACCATTAAATTCTAATTCAATGTATGTTGATAATGCTACTGGTTTCCCGGTAACCGGAGTAGTATTAATTGGTACCGAATTGATATCATATAACACAGTTAATTTAGCAACTAATCAATTATCAGGATTATCTCGAGGAGTGAATGGTACACCTATACAAATTCATGTACCTGGGGAACAAATTATTATAGATTTACCTGCGGTATTAGTTTTAAACTCAGGCCGTTCTTATGCTAATCCTCCGTTAATTACTGCAAGTATTGATACTACGTTATATCCGGCACCAAGAGTGCCTGCTCAATTAGAACCTATAATGAGCCTTGACAAGGTTATAGGTGTGAATGTGATTAATCCAGGTGAAGGTTATGTTGTATTACCTACAATTAACATCGAACCTGCTTTTATAGTTAGTGTAAATAGTACCAGCGTGAACTTAGTTAATAATACAATTGGATTAGTATCTGCTACATTGCAAACCGGAGATTTAGTTGTTTATAATCCTGGTAGTGGTTCTACTCAAATTGGTGGTTTAGATGTTGGCCAACGTTACTATATTGGTTTGTTAGAATCTACACCATCACCAATTATTGCTATCTATAGTACATATAGTGACGCATTATATGATCGTGATAGAATTGTTTTAACCAGTACTGGTACTGGAACACAGAAATTCAGTGTTGGTGCGTATGCTTCTTGTGTAACAAGCGCAACACCAGTAAGAGAAAACAACATAACATTACGATTTGATAGAACTTCATATACCTCTAAGGTAATAGATTGGGAACCAGCTGGATTCTACGGTTCATTCTATGCAGGTGATTATGCAGATGAACAGATATTTTCTTCATCATCAATTAAACTATACAGCACGAATCCGCCGATTGGTGGTATTCTTGCAGGAGAAACATTTGGTATTACTGCATCCTCACAGGGTGGAGTATTTCAAATATTAGATGTTGAAAATTTACAGACACTAACATGGTCATCACGTACAAGAGATACAGTACAGACATATGGATCTGCATCACTATATCCAAATGCTATTCGTATTAATCCTAGTACAGGTGGTGCTGAAGTAGCCGGAGAAATTGGTTCTACGATTGGTTTCTACATTGGTATGCCAATTAAATTTGTAGGTGCTGTCCCTGTAGGTAGCCCAATTATATCATCTAGCCCATCTGTGGATAACAAATATTATGTTAAATCATTGGTACAATTACCAAACCCTGACACGGGTTTATTAGAAGATACTGGTTTCACTATATCAGATACAGTTGATGTTAATGGTAACCCAGGTTCTGTTTTAGTATTAAACACAGCACCGGTACCAACAGCAGGACTAACATTATATGTAGGTAATTTAACTAATACAGCATTACTGACTATTAATTATGATGGATTAAGAAATGCATCTGCAACATCCTCAACTAATAATTCAGTAACAGTTGATTTAACTGTTACTGGTCAAGCTGGAACCAGTCTGTTCTATACGGGACTTCCTATATTCTTTGTTGGCACTGAATTTGGCGGCATCAACGAAAATAAACGTTATTATGTAAATGCGGTAATAGATGAAACTACATTTACAATGACTGAAACTTCTACTCCTACAATTATTGATTGTACTGAAACTGTTGCCGCCGGCAATTTAGTTATATGCACAACAACAGTTGATTTAAGCGTAAATGATCCTGTCATTTTTAATAATATGGGTATTAACGGAAACGCAGTAGCCACATTTGGTAATATTGAAAGTGGAACATTATACTACATTAGAGAAATAGTATCAACTAGTACGTTTACATTAAGCACATCAATTAATGGTCCTGTATTCGTATTAGCAAATCAGTCGGCTAGTAATGATACAATTGCACCTATGTTGTTACAAACTGAGGTTGTTCAGTTAACAACTGCAACTGGTTCAATGCAATTAAATGTTAATAATGCAATAAGTCCTGGACAAATTAGTGGACAACAATTTACATTGTATGGTCAATCTGGACCATATATTGACCAGTCAGGAATTGCATCTGATTTAATTGATAGAGTAATTACATCTACTATTGGTACTATTGCTTTTCCTTACAATAGAGTATGTTTATCAAATATTGGTGGAGGAATAACAAACATCTATGCAAATATGTATTTTGATGTTTCAGATAGTATTGGTGGATTAACACCCGGAGGTGGATCGGGTGTGGATGATTCATATGAGATAACTGGTACTGGAACTACTGCTATTAACGTTACTAGAGCAGACTCATCGGGTAATTGGTTAGCAATCACATATACAACAAATCCTGACTATCCTGATACCAGTGACGCTTTATACGTAGGCATGCCTATATATTTTAGCGGAGAATCATTGGGAGGTGTGTTATTAGATACAGTATATTATGTTTATGAAATCGAAGCACCATCTGGTCTTTATCCTGGTGGTAGATTTAAACTGTCAGAAGATGTGGCTGTTCCACGTGATGTGTTTGTCATTAATTTTACTCAAACTGGTATAATGTTGGGCACCGGAGAGTCTTATGTTGAGGTAAGTGAGACACTAAGTACCGATGTTGCACTGTCTGATACTACTACATTAACTCAGGTTGTTCAAACTATTGCCGAATTTAATGTTAGTTCAAAGTTGGGCGGTTACTCTATATCACCAACTATAAATGGTACCGGATATGCGGTTAACAATCTTATTACAATTTTGGGTACAAATTTAGGTGGAACAACACCTACAAACGACTTACTATTGACTGTATTGACAATCGATAGCAACGGCGGTGTATTAACTGCAATTGCAGGTGGAACACCATCCGGAGTAGAAAATCAATACTACTTAAAAGTAGTCAATGAAGGTCAGGTAGAAGTGTATAGTAATCCTAATATGACAGTTGCAGTAAGCGGTCAAAACTTCCCTTATGTTGGGGCAACAATTACAACAGCAACAATAGCTACTGCATCTAACAACAGATTTACAGTAACTAGTTCTACAGATTTTAACATCAATGAACCGGTGGTATTTACTGGTACAGTATTTGGAGGTGTTGTTCCAGCGCAGACTTATTATATTTTAACTAAGCCAACGTCAACTACAGTAACTATTTCTGATACAATTGGCGGAACAGTTTTTGATATTACAACAGATGCTACGGGTTCAATGACAATGGCATCGGCCGGCGACTATGCTTTATTACCTCAGCCTTTCTACTTTGATGCAAGTCTTGTGCGATATAATAACAATGTGTATCAATGTATTATCAGTAACAACGATTCAGAATTTATTATTGGTAAATGGGAATTATTGCAATCAGGTAATAGAAAATTAAATGCATTAGACAGAGTTGTTGGTTATTACAAACCAGATAAAACTAATGTTGAGGCATGGAACCAATATATTAATATGCCCGGAGATGATCTAACACAATTATTTACTGGTATAACTTATCCAAATAGCACCTATCAGGGTAACGCATTCCCTCCATCAGAAGAATTTGTACTTGATACTATATTAACTGACCAACCATTCTATCCAACTGGTATTAATTTAAAATCTATAGTTTGGAATGGATTATTATATTTGGCAGTATCTGATACTTCTACTAATGCATTGGTTAATGCAAGTACAAATAGTATTGATTGGACAATAAAACAGTTGGCAAATTCTCCAATTGGTATTACTGATTTAATATATGCAGGTGGAAAATATGTTGTTACCACAACTAATAATGCTACTCCGATATTAACAAGTACCAACGGAGCTGAATGGGATTCTACTATTTCGTACACTCCGGTAAGTACAGCAACAAGTCAATCTCTTTCAATGAATGGTGTTACTTACAATAACGGATTGTATGTCGCAGTTGGTGACAATGTTATTTCATCTACTGATTTAAATACTTGGACAAGTGTGTATGAATTTCCTAATAATGGATTAGTAAATACACTTAATGATGTTGCATATGTAAGCAATGCAGGATTTACTGGTTTTGTTGGAGTTGGTTTAGGTCAACGTTATGTTGCAGGACAAGCTGTTTCTGCAGGTATTATATATGCAAGCCCGGGTAGTGCTACTGCATGGTCTATGACTTCATTTAATCAAACTGAATATGGATTAAATGCGGTTACATCAAATGGTCAAACTATAGTGGCAGTGGGTGACAATGGTCTAGTATATACTAGTTTTAATACATATGATTGGTACTTACAAGCATCAGGTGTCTCTGAAAATTTAAACAATATTATTTGGGACAGTGTTAATAATATATTTGTTGCAGTAGGAAATAATGGTACAATTATTACTGCTCCTATTGACGGGGCAACTTGGAGTGATTATACAGACACTGGAGTAACAAGTGAAGACCTTGAAAGTGTTTTATATAACAATGACTCTAGTGAATATATAATTGTAGGATTTAATAATACTGTATTAACAAGTGTGGACGCAGAAACATGGACTTTATCTGCTAATTTTGAAACGATTCCTACTGTATACACTGTACAAGGTGACGCATTTACTGTTGGTTATGGTCCGGAAGAACTTGTAGCCGGTGTTGTTACGGATGCAATAACTATGATTACTGCTACCCGACCAGGTACAAACTGGGATGAAACTATATACCAACATGTTGGGTACAATGTAGTTTCATTAGAACTAACACCAACTAGTGGTACTCAAACTGAGTATAGTTTTTTATATGCAGTATCTACCCCAGCACAATTAACTGTGTCTGTGATTAATTATGTTACTGGGTTATCAACTACATTAGTAGGACCAAATACTGATGGAATTAATTCGGACTACACAGTTGATTGGGTTAATAAAGTTATTATATTAAATAATCCAATAGCATATGTGACCGCAGGTACATCAGACAAATTAAGAATAGATGTGTATGAAACCGGTAACGGAGATCAATTAGTTAAGGCTAATACAGAAACAGATCCTATTCGTGATAATACAGTAACTGGATTTCAAGAGATATATGTTAATGCAAATTATAGTGCCGGCATATATCAAGGTTCAGGTGTTATTAGACCCACAACAGAACCACAACAAGCTACTGCTATTTCAACAAGTGATATAACAGATGCTATTACTTGTGTAAGCGTACAAGATTTTGTATTAAATGGTGCTATCACATTCAGTGGAGCAGTATTTGGTAATATTGTAGAAGATCAAGTTTACTATGTAAAATCTATAAGCTATGTTTCAAATAGAATTACTATTTCAGAAGTATATAATATTAGTACAGGTACTGCAGGAGCAACATTCCCCTTAAGTACTGCTACAGGTAGTATGGAAGTTATTATTCAAGTTGGAACAGGTACTGTTTGGACACCTCCTCTGGTATTTGATAATGGTTCTAAATTAGTATTAGGACATACCGCTACTGTAACAAGAACAAAAAGCATAACTAATACTATAACTTCTATTACAACTGGTGATTTAGTAATAGATCAGGCTATTAAATTTAGCAATACAATATTTGGTGGAATTGTACCTCTGCAAACATATTATGTAAAAGCTATTATTGATGGAAATGAATTTACTATATCCGAAACTGTAGGTGGACCTACATTCGAATTGACAAATGCAACGGGCGGCGCAATATTTGTATCCGCTGACTATGCTATTGGTTTAGCAGATAATGGTATTAGTGCGGCATTGATATTAGCAAATGAACATAATGCGTCTGTTGACTATATAACATACACATTGTTTGGTGAAACTCTACCAATACAGTATGGATATACAATACCCGAAGTTCAATACTTTAGTGGTAATGGATCAACTTCTGAATTCATTTTAACTAATTATGTTGGTGATAGTAATGTTACTAGTGCAATAGTTGAAATTGATGGTATTCGTCAAACAAGTTCAGCGTATACTATTAGTTCAACTACTAATTCAATAATATTCAATACACCACCGGCGGTTGATACTGTAGTTTCTGTTACCTCATATAATTTAACCGATCGTCAGTATTTTAATACTCAATATGGTATCACTGGTTCTTCCGGATCAGCGTTAGGTACTATTGTAGTTAGTGACACTGTAAATCTTATTAGTACGTTTGACCAAGACACACCAACTGTAGATACCTTTGATGAAGACTCTCCTAATATTGTATTGTTCGATCAGGAATTAAATTATTTAACTTTGGCTGCCCCTTATACGACAGCAGATTTAGAAATAAATTACCCCATCGTATTCAGTTCCCCTACACTAGGTGGATTAAATGCAGGTCAAGTATATTATGTTATTGAAATTTTAAATTCAACTGATTTTGTTATTTCAACTAGTGTTGGTGGTGTTGCTACTGTAGTTACTACTGATAGCGGTACGATGAATGGTGTAGTTAATGGTTTAACTGTTGCAAATATTGTTGGTATAAATAATGCGATTACACAACCAAGTGCTACTGTAATTTGTACGGGCACACTAGCATCTCCTGACAATTTTGTTGTGTGTAGTAATACTTCACCTTTAATCGTAGATCAGGAAATTACATTTAAAGCACCCGTATCTGTAGCCGGAGCATTTAATCCTGGATCAGTATATACAATTACAGTTGTTGGTACAACAGATTTTACTTCATTGGGTGCATCTGCTAATGAAGTTGGAGTAATATTTACTTGCAACTCAAATCCGCAAACAGGTAATGGTCAAGCGTTACTATCTAATGTAGGCGGAGTAGATACTGCTGGTACTGTTTATTTTGTTGCATCTATTGACAGCGCAACTGAATTTACAATTAAAGATCAATATGGTGTTACTGTGGAACTAACTACGTCAGGTGATGGTATGGTTGGCTTTATGGGTGGTAATGTTGCAATACGTGTAGAAACAGGTATTAATCATAATTTAACTGAAAATGCGCTAGTAAGACTTGACGGAATATTAGGTTCAGTTCAATTAAACAACAATACGTATTATGCTAAAATAATAACTGATAAACAAATCTATTTGTACGCAGTACCTTATAATCCTGCATTGAATGCAGTTAATGATCCAATAACATTTGCGTCATCTTACATATCTGGTGGATATGTTTGGATAGATCAATTGTTTACGGTGGCAGATACCTTTACTAAGTTTACTACTTCAGGTAGTAATAGAATTACAGTAAATGATGCTACTGGAATAATTATAGGAACACCAATATATTTTACTGCTATAGGTGCAGTCACTGGAGAGAATATATTAGGTAATATTGAAGCTAATACTGAATACTACGTTTTAAGTGCTCAACCAGAAACAACACCGGACAATTTCATTACTGGTAATCAATATGAAATCACTGCTTTAGGTAATACTAATTGGGCCGCTGTCGGTGCAACAACTATTGCAGTAGGGGCAACATTTACTGCAATTGGTTCAGGCTCAGGCACAGGTACAGCATTGTCATTACAAGAGTTTACTATTTCATCACAACGATATCCAGATGAAGCAGAATTTGTATTAGCAAACGATGTTGGTGAGATTACAGTATCACAGTTCCAACAAGTAAATGTTGACAGATTGTGGGTAACAGTTAACGGATATAGAGTACCATCTAGTTTATTAAGAATCAATCCATACAATAATTTAAGTATACTAACAACTATTACAACTGGCGATGATGTAACTATTACAAGCATGATGCCAACGGCTACTCCAAACGAAGAAGTATACTTATTAAATGTTTCAGCTTCAAGTCAAGCGGCTGTATACAGAGCCAACACTCAAACAAGAACTTGGTTAGTACATCCTTTAAGTATTACAGACACTACAATTTACTTAAATGATGCCTCTCGAATAACTGATAGTATTATTCAAAATGTGACTACTCCGGTGGCAGTGGACGGAACATACACTATTGGATTAACAGCCAATAAAAATACAATTTGTCACGTTCAGGTATACAATAATACCACAAACAGTTTAGTAGATCCTGAAAATTATAGTTTATCTACTTTTGATACTGCCCCGATTGTTGTGATTACAGGTGGTGTAACTGTAGGTGATTCATTAACAATCACAACGACTGAGGGTAGACTATTGTATATCAATGGAGAGCAAATTGGATTTGCTGAATGCGATTTAATAACTAATACTGTTACTGGACTAATTCGCGGTGCAAACGGAACCGGTGCACAGACATATATTCCGTTATATTCGGAAGTGTTTGGTATTATTCCTAATAATAGAATGTCTAATGTTGATTATTCTGATACATGGAATTCATACATATATAATACAATCGACGGAGATCCACTACAGATTAGCCAAACTTCAGGGGCAAATTTCTTGAGAGTGGATAGAAATTAAAAGATAAATAAGTATATTATGAATGAAAAAGTGCAAGAATCCAAAAAATCAGAACCTGAACGTCCCGGGCCAAAGCCCAACGAACATGGTGGTTTTTATTTTTCTTCTACTGTTAAAATAACAGATCCAAACACTAAAGAAATACTGGTCCAAATGCGAGGCGACAACTAATGTCAATAATTAATTTATCATACAAAATAGAGGGATTTTTGAAGATTTACGACCCTAACAACGGTGAAGTATTCGTAGATAAGAAAAATGCCATCAATTATGAAAATATGTCAGAAGCTATTGCTGACACATTAAGCAGTCGCGGATACGGGGAAATATATCAAATGGCCTTTGGAAACGGCGGGGCAAGCGTTTCTGAGACCGGAGTTATTACATATTTGCCACCAAATACTACAGGCCAAAATGCGGCCCTTTATAATCAGACTTACGCTAAAATTGTTGACGATACTAGTGTTTTTAATCTAGACCCCACACGTAACAAAATGACAGTTTCACATACTACCGGTAAGGTTTATACTGACATTTTAGTACAATGTTTGTTAGATTACGGTGAACCTGCTGGACAAGCCGCATTTGATAATAGTACACAAACTGATTCTGCCTACATCTTTGATGAATTAGGATTGCTTGCTAATTACGGGACAGATACTACGGGACAAGTAATCACTAGATTATTAACTCATGTGATTTTTCACCCAGTACAAAAGAGTTTAAATAGACAAATACAAATAGATTACACAGTCAGAATTCAAAGTTTGACTAATTTAGTAACAATTTAAGATAAATAGAATATCGGAGTAATTTCAAAAATGGCATATACAATTGTAAAAAGCAATGGTCAAGTACTGACAACCATTCCTGATGGTACTATTAATACGTCAAGTACCTCATTAGCCCTACCAGGTAGAAACTATGCGGGTTATGGTCAATACGTTGACACAAATTTTGTTTGGCTAACTCAAAATTTTGCCAATACTAGTCCTCCAGCTAACCCATTAGCTGGCCAACTATGGTATAATACAAATGCTAACCTTTTGTATGTTTGTCCAGCAGACGGTACAGCCAACGCAAATGCTTGGTTAGCGTTAACAACAACTGCTAGCGGCGGCACAACAACGTTTGGTGCAATAAATGTAACAGGTAACGTTACAGCAAATAACATGACTGTGCTTAATGGATTCTTTGGTGACTCCATTACTGTTGCTAACGCAACAGTAACAGCAAATGCTTCAATTGCTGATGCAAATATTACAACATCTAATATTGGAACAATATTATCTAGAGTTATTACAACAGGTGCTCAAGGAACAACTGGTAATTTGACAGGTTCTTGGACAATAAACGGCTCAAGTTCTGGAAATTCAGTAGCTATCACTGGTGGTAATTTATCAGTTTCAAATGCTTCAGGCAATATCTGGGGTATTAGATGTGACAACTATATGTATGCAAATGGATCCCCGTTTAACCCTGCTGGTACGTATAATAATGGTAATGTTTTTGATTACCTAACTGGATCTAATTCAGTTGCTAGATTCGGCGGAGGAATCTCGGTATCAAGTATTACCACAGCTAATATTACAACCGGCGCAAACACAATAGGTGGACAACTAACAGGTAACTGGACATTAACATCCGGTTCAAGATTACAAGCAACATACGCTGACTTAGCTGAACGATTTGAGGCCGATGCATACTATGATGCCGGAACCGTTGTTGAATTGGGTGGAGTAAAAGAAGTTACATCCGTTCAGTACGAATTAAGTGAAGATGTGTTTGGTGTGGTCTCTGATACAGCGGCATATTTAATGAACTCTGGCGCAGGATCAGATGAAACACATCCCCCAATTGCAGTTTCGGGGCGAGTTAATGTAAAAGTTATTGGTCAGGTAGCAAAGGGTCAACGTTTAGTAAGTGCAGGTAAAGGTATTGCACGTGCGGCACTACCCGGCGAATCCACTGCGTTTAACACAATCGGTCGTTCATTAGTTGATAAATTAGATGACAACATTGGAACTGTGTTGGCAATGGTAACAATTAAATAAGGAATAAAGAATGTCATACGCACAATTTGGTCTAATTCAGGCATCAGATTTCAATACACTAGTAGGCGGTAACCCCACAACTACATCAGGTACATTAAATGCAGTATGGGCTACTGGCGGAACTACTGCTGGTTATGGCCAAACTGCAATTGCTAACGTAGCAGTAGCACAGACGGTAGGATCCGCTGAGTGGTCAAATTTAGTTAATAAAACTTCTAACTCTGCATCACACCAGGGTACATCTATTACCGCAGTAACAGCCCCTGCAACCGGCGGCACTGTTACATATCTATCTGCTATTCCTACAAACTTAACAACAATTTTTAATAGTAAATTAAACGCCGCATCACAAGGAGCAACTACTGCTAATACAGCAACATATGCTAGCACTTGGTCAGCCGGTTTAACATTTACTCATACTGTTAGTTTTGCTAACGGAGATGCCGCACGATATTTCTTTAACTCAGGTGGACAACTAAAACTAACATGTTCTAATCCTAACTCTACAGCAGGTATTAATTTATTGTTTAATAACTTAGCAAGTAATGTAGGTACTGTTGCAATGTCTGCACCAAGTTCCGGTGCAGTAACTATTTCTGGTACTAGCTATAATGGTATTACTAAAGTTGGTGGTGGTGGTAACGCACCCTCAATTAGCACTAATGCAGGTTATTATGCAATGACTACTGCTAATGTTACAGTATTCACGCAGACAGCATCTACTGGCCCGTCTGGATATTTAAGCACATTCATTCGTGTAATTGCTAAATCAAATGGAACACAAGGTTCTAATGGTGATGCCGGAAGTGTTGTTACATTATATACAATTTGGGACGAAGTTCCGGATGGATTAGTAGTTGGTACTGGTTCTGCTGTAACTGTAACAGCACAAGCACCTGAAACAACATATCTAGCCAACAGTTGGGGTACAATTACTATTGCCGGCTCAGTTACTGGTGCATAATTTTAACTAACAAATAACATAATGTCTTATGCACTGTATGGCAATATTGCATCTTTTGATTATAATACTTTAGTCGGAAGCAATCCATCTACTAGTTCAGGGCATTAAATACTGTTTGGGCTATAGGTGGGAATAACGCAGGTTACGGACAAACAGCATTACCGCAGGTCCCATATCAGAGTAGAATTTATTCTTCTAGCTGGGCAAATCTAATAAACACTACTGGTACATGTGCGACACACCAAGGCACAGCTATTACTAGTATTACAGCACCTGTTCTTAATGGACCAATTCCATATTTGGCCGCACTTCCTACTAACTTAACATCTATATATGGTAGTAGACTGAACGCCGCTACTCAAGGGGCTACTACCGCTAATACAGCAACTTACAATAGTACATGGAGTAATGTATTAATATTCACTCACACTATTTCTTTTGCAAATGGAGATGCCGCACGATATTTCTTTAACTCAGGTGGACAACTAAAAGTAACATGTTCACACGCCAATACAACTGCGGGTATTAATTTGTTAATGCATAATCTAGCAAGTAATATAGGAACGGTTGTTATGAGTTCTACTATATCAGATCCAATAACAGTGTCCGGTTCTAGTTATAACGGTGTTACTAAAGTAGGCGGTGGATTACCAGAACCTGTTATACAGCCTAATAAGGGCTACTATGCAATGACTACTAGTAACACTAACATATTTACACAAACGGCAAACACCGGACCAGCTAACTATGTAAATACAAACATCTCAATAATTGCTAAATCAAATGGAACACAGGGTTTGAATGCAGATGCAGGCAACGTAGTTACACTATATACAGTTTGGGATGAAATCACATTAGGCTACGGAGCAACAGTAGGCGCTGGGTCAAGTACAACAGTTACTATACAAGTACCCGAAACAACATATTTGGCTAATTCTTGGGGTTCAATTGGTATTACCGGTACTGTATTCGGATCATAATTTTTTAACATCACCTTTGTATCTATCTAAATACTCGTAGGAGCCTATATGGATACAAAGAAACTAATAGCAGAAGCTAAAGCCCGCTTCAATCACAATTCTACAAAAGCCTATTTAAAAGACAAATACGATAGTAAATTTATCGTTGCCGTTCAAAACGGATTATGGCGCGCCAATTTAGAAACTATCAATTTCTTAAATTCATCAACTGATACTGAAATCATTCTAATTGATACTTTTAATAATCCAGTTAAAGTTATCAGACAAGAATTGTTAGATAAACTCAATACAGTTTATACAACAACTATGGAAGAATGGTATAATGAATGGTCTGAATTAGAGAAAAAAAGATGAGTAAAGGCGCATTATTATTTGCGTTTAACTCGCCCAAGTACAACTACTATGAAATGGCAGTTGCTACGGCTAAACGTATTAACCATTTTTTAGATTTACCTGTCACTATAGTGACCGATAAAAAGTCGTTACCCGACATTATTGATTACACATTTGACAAAACTATTTTTACTGTAGCAGATGCGTCCAATAAACGTGATTGGGGAGTTTGGATCAACAAGGGAAGATTCCAAGCCTACGATTTAAGCCCCTATGATGAAACATTATTGTTAGATACTGATTATATGGTAAATTCTGACAAGTTGCTAAAAACGTTTGAACTACCTACTGATTTTTGTTGTCACGATACTACTAGTTTTTTAATGCATCCGGGTGTCCCGCAAGAAGTACTCAGTGTATATAGTTTCAAAACACTTTGGGCTACGGCTGTTAATTTTAAGAAAACTAAACGTGCTGAATCAATATTTGGTTCGTTAAAAATGATTCAAAATAATTTTAATCATTACGCAGATATACATGGATTTATATCAGCTACTTTTCGTAATGATTATGCATTGACTTTAGCAACACGCATTGTTAACGGTCACACAACATTACCGCAAGATGTGATACCTTGGAATCTAGTTCATGTTGGTAAAAATACAACAATATATAGAAATAGTGATGATCCATTAAACACTGAATATACTGTTATGTTTGATAATTGGATCAGGGGTAAAATTCGTAAAGAATATACTATTATTAAAAATATGGATTTTCATGTTATGAATAAAGAAAACTTTATGGAGTTAATTAAATGACAAGAGGATTCGTTATTATGGCTCAGGGAGATGATTATGTCAAATGTGCCAATACGCTTAAAGCAAGTATCAAACGAGTAATGCCCAAAGCTAATGTAACCATTGTTACTACAGAAATGTTACCACATGGAGATCAGGCACCTAATACTAATTGGAAACTTCAAAATGATTGGCAAGTATATGAAGCAAGCCCATATGATGAAACTATCAAGTTAGAAGCAGATATGTATATACCTCGCAATATTGACCATTGGTGGGAGGTACTGTCAAACCAAGATGTTGTGGTGTCTAGTTTAATAAGAAACTTTAAACAAGAAATATCAGATGTTAGAATGTATCGTAGATTTATTGATGATAATAATTTACCCGATGTGTATAATGCAATTACATATTTTAAAAAATCAGACACAGCAAAACATTTTTTTGATATAGTAAGAGATGTTTTTGAAAATTGGAATGAATACAAGACAATATTAAAATGTAACCCACAGGAAATAGCAACCACTGATTGGGCGTATTCTATTGCTTGTCATATTATCGGAATTGAAAAGACAATGCTACCAACGTTTACTGAAATGTCAATGATACACATGAAACAATATATTAATGGAACTGCTACTGAGAATTGGACTGATACCTTTATATATGAATGTTTACCAAATCAAATTAGAGTACAAACTATTCCACAACAGTATCCATTTCACTATCATGTTAAGAACTTCTGTGATAAAATAGCTGAAAGTATAAAATGAGCATTGAAAACAACGAAGAAGAATACATTATATTATGGCAACCACCTA